GCTGAACGTATCGGATCAGTCGTTCGATAAGATGATCGAGAATCTTGGTCCGATGGCGAAAGGTATTGCCGTCAACATGTGGCGGGCTCACGGCAAGATTGCCAACATGCTGAAGTACAACATCCCGCAATACATTCCAGTCTCTGAACTGGTTTCGATGGTAGGCCCCGAAGGGGTAGGAATCGAGACCTTCGATAACGATCCGAATTCTCTGATTCCCGGCAAGCTTCCCGATGAACCTGAGGGCACGACCGAGAGTCGGTATACCAAGTGGCAGAGGGCAAAGTGGTTTGCGGAAAGGCTGAATGTCGTGTCTACCCCGGCGCAACTCCTGAACATCACACAGATGCAGGAGCGAATGCTCTATATGCTCTTTCTTCAGAAAGGCGTTCCGATCTCCCTGGAGACGACGATGGAGAAGCTCGGAGTTCAAGGCTATGAAGTGGAGCACGAGAAGTGGAGAGCAGAGCAACAGAACGATGCTCTCTGGAAGCTTGAGGTCCAGAAGACAGTTCAGGACAAGATGCAGGAGCTCCACTTGGAACCACCTCCCGAAGGTGGGCCGGGTCAGGGTAAAGGCGGAGGAAGGCCGAACAGCGGCAAGAAACCACCCCACGCAGAGCAGAAGGGCAGTAAGGATGGAAACGTTAGAGTAGTGAATTCAACGTCTTAGGTGAGAGAATGAATGAAGAAGATATTTGCGTGACACGTAGCGAACAATACGCCACTTATCGCCAGATCATTACTCCTAACGGTACCGGCACAGCGCAGGATATCTTTGCCGCCTTGGTTGAAGTCTATCGAGTCAACCGCATTACGGGGCAAATCGTAATCAACTTCAATCAGGGCGGAGCGAGGAATTTCATCGCGGACCAGGTGGCAAAAGTCCGAGAAGGTTCTGAGGCTGATACGGCACTCGAGCATCTCTTTGGAAAATAAACTTGCAAAAAAATTGATAAGGTGTAAGAGTTTGTAACGAGCCCCGCACTCGCCTCCTCTGGAGATTCGACAGCGCCTCAATCAGAAGCCCTGATTGGGGTTTTTGTTTTGAGTCAAAGGAGAAACATCATGGCACGTAGCAAAAAGCATGGTTTCAAGGTCAAGGGCACTTCGATGAAGCACGAAGGCAAAAAGCGTCACGGCGGCAAAAAGCGTCACGGCGGGAAGAAGCGTCGGTAGATGGCGGCTTCCCCCATGCTCGATCCGAGTAACCCACAGGCGAGTGCTCCTTCGGGAGCCTCGCAGGGTGGCTCTCCGCAGGCCAATCCCCTGCAGGAATCCCTCGGAAAGCTTGTCATGCTCTGTCGTCAGCTCGGCGTTCAGAACACCATCATTCAGCCCGAGATGCAGCAATGTTCTCAGGTTCTCGTTCAGGCACTACAGAAAGTCTCGCAGGCCGGGTCTGGTCCTGCGCAACCTCTATCCGCACCACCTCAGCAGTAAGGAGACTAGGACATGCCATTCACGCTAGACGCACTCGCCACTGAACTGGGAATTGATCCCGCTACATTAACCGGGAAAGCGGATGTCGTCGCGAAATGGAATGGCTACCTCTCTGAGGCCGACACGCAGTACCGCTCAGCCAAGACGATGAAGGAAGAGGCTGAAGCGAAGCTTGCGGCAGTCGAAGCCGAGCAAAAAGTTATCAATGACAATATCGCAGCCTTTGGCGTGACCGAGGCAAATACGGCGGCCCTTCGTGCGAACTATGCGGCGATGGAAGCCAGCCTCAAGGAACTCAAGGCGCAGGGCTTCAACGTGAACATTCCGGATGCCCCCAAGGTCGCCGACCCTGTGAAAAACGAATTCAATCCAGACGCCTTCCGCAACGACGTGAATCAGTCTCTCATCCTCGGCTTTGACATGAACAACCGCTACCAGCGGCTTTATGGTCAGCCGATGCCGGACGATCTCCAGACACTTCTCCGCGAGTCTCAGCAACAGCGCAAGCCCATCCAGGTCTATGTGGCTGAAAAGTATGATTTTCCCGGACGCGAGAAGTCGCAGCGCGAAGAAGCCCAGAAGAAGCATGACGATGAGATTGCAGCCAAGGCTGTAGCCAAATTCCGGGAAGAGAATCCCGTGACGGCAGGGCATCCTGATCTCGCTCGCGGCGTAGCTTCTCGTCATCCTCAAGTAGTTCGTGAACGTCCCGCACTGGATAAAGGTTTTGCGAATATGTCGCAGCGAGAGAAGATCGCTCGCAGTGTCGCGGCGACAACACAAGTTTTGAAGAGTCGAGCAGGCTAGAAAAAGTTCCCACGGAAAGGGTGATGTAACGACATGGCTACTCCTAACGATCCGCTTTATAATGAGAGGGATAGCGCCTCACGGGACTTGATCCGCTATGGCATCATCTTCGATAACTTTGGGACCAACTTCCCCTTGATGGGCCTGTTGAAGCAATCAGGTGCCACCGACGTGCTCTTTCAGGGCACTGGCGTAGAGTCTGCCTTTATCTACGACTATGCCAATGGTTCCGCTACGCAGCCGGGAGCGACTATCCAGCCGCAACGGAAGCAGATGGCAACCGATGCCAAGTTCGATGAGCGGTTCTATCAGGCTAATCTTCCGGTGGAAGAGACGGTCTACAAGCTCTATAACGCTCCGGGGGATACGCAGAAGTTCTCTCAGGACGACCTCGACACCTACTGCCTGACCAAGAAGATCGAGTCTATGCTTGAGATGGATGGCTACCGTCATGGTCAACCTGCATCAGGTAATCCAGGCGGATCGGCTTCCGGTGTCTCTGACGACCGCTCTGATTCGATGAATGGTTTTGACGAGGCCTTCAATAACGGCATCGACTGCTCGCCCTTTGGAAACGTCTATAGCCTTTATGGCTACATCACTCGCAACGGCGTAACCGGGCAGGCTTACAATTCAACACCTTACTATTGCGGAACCTCCACTGGTGCTGCAGCGTCGATGACATGGCCCGTTCTTCAGGGTGCGATTGCCCAACTCTCTGTGGTTGGTGCCAAGGCCAAGGTTGGGTTTACTGGACCTTTCGGATGGGGTGCACTGGCTGTCATGCTTCGGCAGTCGGCGGTGATCCAGCAGCTCTCCGTAACGGAAGGAACTGATTTCGGTTGGCGCTCAGTAAACTTCTCCGGGATTACGATCCACGAAGACCCGCTCTGCCCGTCTTCGGTGGCCTTCAACTATCTCCCCGGTGGGAACCCGCAGGCATACGGCACAACCTCCCCGGCGAAGTTTATCGATGGTTCCGGATCGAACACCAAGCTTACCTCGTTCACATCGCCGACGTACACCATCAATGGGGCTGCGGTTACGGCTGGCACGCTCTCCCCAACTGGATCGAATATTCCTTCGGCGACCTCGATCAATCCTGGTGAGGTTCTGTACTTTGCCGACCCTGAGGTTCTGGTGATGACGCCTCCGAAGCCGGGTTCTGGCTGGGAGTGGGATACACGTGAGATTCCGATTCCGAATAACATTTCGACCAACAACCGTTATCTCAAGGTTGCGACGAACTTGTGGACGCCTCAGGCTCCGCACGGCATGATTATCTTTGGATTCAAGGGAGTAAGGAGCTAACATGGCACAAGTCCCGTTTACATCTTTCTACCTCGGTCCACTGGCCGTCTACCCTACCAGTTCAGGGTTGCAAGACCCCATTACGGGCGCTCCTGAGCGTGGCGGCAACTTCCAGGCTGGAAACTACTGCGATCTCTCCGAGAAGGATGCGCAGGTCTGGAATACGACCTACAACCCTCCGCTGCCGTTCTATGAGGGACGTTACCGTATCGTAAAGCTGAACCCCACATCTCTGGCTGGGTATACCGGCTACGGAAAACCGGTCGGCTGGGCGCAAGGTTCCACGGTTCAGCAGGTCTCGCTTTCTGCGACTGGGTTCAACTACGTTCCCGGCACGTATACCGTGTCTTCGACTACCTCGGGCGGAACGGCTAAGGCCACTGCTCAGGTGGTTGTCGGTGCTTCGGGTGGCATTATCTCCGCGACGCTGCTCTTTGGCGGGGCTGGATTTACTTCGGTGCCTACCTTCGGGCTGACCGAGCTTACGGGCGGGACGGGCGGTTCTGTTCTAGCACAGATGACCGAATCTCCCAACATCGTCCAGACCTACGATTCTTCGGCTCTGGCAGTTGCTCAGCCTCGCGGAATTCAGTTGGCGACAGCAACAGCGGCTCAGATTACCGCAGGCGCTTATGTCATCATTCAGGAAGCT